CAGAAGATATGAAAAGATGATTTTTGAGGGGCTGGCATCCGATTCTTCCATTGATTCGGAGGATGAATCTATGAACCCAAACGGATTTGTAATAGACAGATTTTTGAAGCACGGTCTTATTAACCTGGACCATTTGCCATCAAGAAGTCCTATCAATAAGTCCAGGTTCTGGATAGGACACCCATTGGACGCATATGTAAAGAATAACAAGTTCTACGTACGTTGCCAGTTATGGAAGAAATCACCAGAAGCAAGGGCGTTCTATGACAAGGCGCTGGAAATGCTTGCAAGCGGTACGGACCGGAAACCGGGTTTTTCCGTTGAAGGAAGAGCGCTTGAAAGGGACAAGAACAACCCTAAAAAGGTTACAAAGGCTTTGATTACCAACGTGGCAATGACAATGACACCAGTAAACGCAAATTCATTTGCCGATATAGTCAAGGGTATGCAGACAGTGGATTTTGTAGAGGACAACAAAGAAATTGGAAACGGTTCTAACAACGTTCTTTTAGAGCTACAGAAGGACGGATATAATATAAGGATAGACAAGTCTTTCAATGTTACCATTAACCCTATCATAGTGGAAAGAGATGAAAGATTTCAAGAGCTTTATAAATATTATCTGAACGGCAAAGTGCAGTTGAACGTTATAAAGGACTATTTGAGAACCGTTAATAAATAAATTTGTACACAATTAAAAGTTTAATAAAAATGGACGAGAAATATTTGAACGACCCTATTGTATCTCTGATGAAGTCTATGGGATTTTCTGACGAGTATATTATGGCAAACGTGAAAATCGAAAAGTCTGAAAACGGAGCGGCAGCAGGAGACCACGAATCCGAAACCAAAGAGGAAAAGGATATCAACAAGTTGGAGAAGGAAGCCGTGAAGGACGAAGAAAAAGTAAAGGAAGACGAGAAGAATACAGCCGAGGACAAGAATGCGGAAGGCGAAAAGATGGAGAAATCTAACGCGGAAGATATTATGAAGTCCGTAGGTTCTGTATTTGCCCCTCTGATGGAAAACTTTCAGAAGTCTATGGAAAAATTCCAGGAGACAGTGGACGGTATCAGTGAAAAACTTGACAAGATGTCTGGTGTTACCCCTATGTTCCGTTCAGAAGGACTTAGCAATATGACCGCTATTCAGAAATCTTTCGAGGAAAGAAAGGATGAAGCAGGTAAATATGAAGTTAACGTGTTGAAAGACAGACCTATGGCAGTAAAGCTTATTGAAAAGTCTTTGGAAGAGGCACCGGAAGATATCGCTAAATCACTGGAAAGTGACGCACTGGCATATCTTATCAACCCGGATGCTGAAACAGTAGGCGAGAACCTGGCACGTTACATGTATGAGAAAAACGGTGTAAAATTCGTGAAATAAACTCTATTAAAATAAAAGAATATGGATTTGTATAATTATAGCAACCAAAACGGTACAGGTGATGTACTGGGCGGCATGGATTCGGCAGAAATCTTGAAAGCGATGGAAGCAGGTCTTAAGACCGGAATGCAGTATAACAACGAAATCAACAACGGTGGTGGTCTGAAAGTTGAATCTTTGGATTCAGTTTTGAAGATTTTGGGTAACCGTATGAACCAGTTGGTTTACTATATGGAAATGCCTAAACATAAGATTGATAACACTGTACATCAGTACAACCAGTTGTACAAGTATGGTGAGGAAGTAGGTATTTTCAACGCAGAAGGCGAGACACCGCAGGAAACTGATTCTCAATACAGACGTAAGTCAATCGTAACTAAGTTCATGGGTGTATCGGGACAAGTTACACATCCGGGAATGTTGGCTAAATTGGCTGGTAATATGGATATGTATCAGAAGGAAGTAGAAAACAAAACTATCCTTTTGAGTACAATTATCGACACACGTCTTGTTGACGCTGATTCTTCTTGTGTGGAAGAACAGTTTGATGGTGTGTTCCGTCAACACATGCTGGGTATCAATGAAATGGACGGCGGCACGGCAGAAGGTAAGACTTCTGAACAACTGTTGGATGGTTATTTCAGCAGCCCGGCAGTTATTGACGCACAGGGTTCTGTATTGAATGACAGTCTGATTCAAGACGCTGCAAACGTTGTAGTGAACGTTTATAACGGTTATATCGACCGCATCATCTCTAACCCGATTGTGTTCAACAACTACGTTAAGATGTTCCATGAAAGCAAGCGAGTTATCGTAGGTCTTGCAGCCTCTGTAACTGGTGCTACTATGGGACAGTCTGTAAACGACGTTACAACTCAGTTCGGTAAGATTAACATCAAAAATGACCGTTTCTTCGACGAACGCAAACCTATCATGGCAGGCAAGGGTGCAACAAGTGCTAAAGCCCCGGTTACACCGACAAAGGGCACAGAAATTGCAGTAAAATCCGCAGACACTAAGACTAACTTCGGACAGCATGCAGGCTCTTATGGTTACCTGGTAACAGCAAAGAACAGATACGGTGAATCTGCACCTTTGAATATTACTAATGATGGTGCAAAAGCTGTTGCGGCTACTGAATCACTGGAATTCGGATTTACCGCTGGTGTGGGTGGCGCATATCCGGCTACTTGCTTCGTGGTATACCGTACCAAGAAGAATGCGGTTCTGAATGCAAACACCGAATACTATCCTATCTTTGAGGTTCCGGCTTCACAGATGGCAACAGGTTATGACGGTGCAGCTGCAAATTGTGTACGTGACCGCAACCGTATCATTGCAGGCACCAAGTCAGCTTTGGTATACTACAATGACAGCCAGATTAACGAATACTTGCAGTTTGCAGACACTATGAAGATGGACTTTGCTGTTACATCTCCGAGCAAACGTTTTGCAATTCTGAACTACGGCACCCCGGTATTATATCAGCCAGCAAAGATTGTACGTATCGTTAACATTGGTGAGGAGGGCTTGTAATTAGCTTGATATAAATTTATAGGTTTAAAAAGTGAAAAGTGAAAGGGAGGGAGTAATTGAACTCCTTCCCTTTTTGTTTAAAAATTCGTATTATGGAAAAAGTAGTTGTAAAAAGCCGGGTGTATAACAACCATAAAATTATGCTTAATGGTGGTCCGGTACAGTTTGTGGGTGGTAGAGCGGAAGTTTCGGAAGAACTCTACCAGGAAATAGTAAGCCGTGAAATTCCGGATATCTATAAGGAAGGTGAAGAGCCGGAATATAAAACACGTCTTGAAGAAAAACTCCGTTCGGAAGTGAAAGAGAGAAACCAGGAGTTCGAGGAAGAAATCAAGCGCCTTAAAAATATCATTGAGGCACAGAAGGTCGAGATTTCCAGAAAAGAAAAGGAAGTGGAGATGTGGAAGAAATGTGTTGAGGAATTGAAAGCAGGAAAGCAGGAAATGGTGGCAACCCCCGAACCGGAAACGAAACCAGAAGAAGAAACTCCTATCAAGCAAGAAGAGGATGACGAGGTGAAAACAGCCCTTAAGAAAATGAAGGTTGACGAACTGAAAGAGCTTGCAATGACAGAAGACGGAGGTTCTTTCAAGGAAGAAGACCTTAAAGGCAAAAAGAAAGAGGAAATTATAGATATGATTTTGTCTAAATAAAAATACTTTACAAAGATGGGTCAATTGACGTTTACGATAAAATATAAGAAAAATTCCGGACTTGTGCTGTCTGTAGCCGAGATATGGCAAACGTACCTATATGGAATAACCATTGACGGAGGGCAGGGAGCATCATTCACGGACGAATCCATGCGTTTCTATATAGAATCAGCACAAAGAGAGGTTGAAAACTGGTTCAACTTGAAATTCTGTAAACAGTTAATTGACCAGTCTTTGACTTATTATCAGAAGGACTATTGGCAGCAATTCCCTATATTGTTTCCATCCTATCCGGTAAGAAAGCCGTTAAGCATGATTGGAATGCTTAACAAGATAGAACAGATTATATATCCGCAGGGGTGGTTATCATGTCAATATGATAGCGGTATGGGGCAAGGGAAAAGAAGATTGAGCGTTGTTCCTACCGGGTCTTCCACGACACAGGGAAACGCGGAAATCATATTGACGGGTATAACGTCACAGATAGGTATGCAGCGTTTCCAGTATATACCGGATTATTGGAGGGTACAGTATATAACCGGATGGGATGTGGACCAGATGCCTATGGACTTGATTAATCTGTTAGGAAAACTTGCATCTTTTGCCCCTTTAAATATTGCTGGAGACCTTATTTTAGGGATTGCAGGTGTTTCTGGACAGTCTTTGAGTATAGACGGATTAAGTCAAAGTATAAATACAACGGCTTCTGCAACATCAGCAGGATATTCTGCACGATTGCTTCAATATCAAAAAGAGATAAAAGAGACTGTAGGAAGATTGAAGTTAGTGTATGATGAAGTAAAATTTGCAGTATTCTAAGGTATGGGAGAAACAAGAAATATATTACAATCCCCGTCTTCCGGATTGAGTAATTTTAGACCGGAATTTTTTAAGTCGGAATTTGACAAGGCGATACAGGCCAAAGGTTATGACGTGGAGATAATGCGTGCTTTGCGTTGTCCGTGTCATGGGAAAGAATCAGCATTACCGGACTGTCAGAACTGTTTCGGTACGGGATATTTCTACGTGAATGCGATACATACGAAAGCACTGATAACAGGGATTAATTTTACCGACAAATACAAGTCATGGAGCCAGGAGCTTTTAGGTACAATGGCGGTAACAGTGAGGGATATAGACAAGGCGAATTTATCCTATTATGACAGAATATCTTTCAGAAATGAAATATCGTATTTTTCTGAAAATCTTCCTATAAGATACGATGATATGGGACAGCCGTTTGTGTTCACTACATACAAACCAGTACAAGTATTGGCTATGTATCTGTTCGAGGCTTCAAACAAGCCTCTCATAAAGACGGACAAGGGACATATAAGCGACGTTAACCCCTATTGTATCATATTGGACATGGAGATAGACGCTTTGCCCGAAAATGGTTTTGTGTCGGTATATTACAAACATAATCCGGAATATCATGTTATAGACTTACCACACGAGATACGTGCTTCATGGGCAACCGACAAGAAAAGCGGACAACTCAATAAGATAGAGCTTCCGGTTCAAGCCATTGTAAGAAGAAGCCATCTTATAGCGATGGAGAAGCCTAATTTTGACGGTAGCGGTGTGATATATAATGAAGATGTGTAAAAATTTGCTTTTTTGATGAAAAGTGTTTAGATTTGTACAAATTTAAATATTTTGTATTGTGAGAGCAAAGAAAGTTTTGGAAGTCCTGGGCATAAGCCGGGCGACCTTATCCAATTATGTAAAGGAAGGAAAGATAAAGACCCATAATTCCGCTACACAATGGATAGATTACGACGATGAATCGGTATATGCGATTGCGTCCAAAGGACAAAGAAAGAATGTAATGTATGCAAGGGTTATGAACAAACATAACCTAAACAAGCATATAGAAGCATTGGAAAGATATTGCAGGGAAAACGGACTGCATGCCAAAGATGTATATAAGGACGTGACGTTTAACGCTACATTGGCGCAAAGAAAAGGGTTCAGCAAGTTGTTGGACGACGTGATATCCTATAAGATAGGAACGGTAGTAACACTGAGCCGGAAAAGTCTGTCTGGAACGGACAGCGATTTTATAGAGATATTGTTTGCAAAGTTCGGGTGTGATATTAGGTATTTAACGGAAGAGTAAAATGCTGCCTCTATACGTAGACATATCGGAAACAGTTGCGGAATTCGCATTGACACCACAAGAAGCAGAATTCCTTGGAACACGTCTTGTCGATGATGTAGTAAAGGAGTATATGCGAAGATGGAATGCGCTTGTAGATTCAGAACTGCATCAGACACGGGGAATATATCGGTCTGCAATGCAGGTAGACCGGACTTCCGCCACATCTGTAGAATTTGTATTGTCTGCAAGGGCGGCAGGTCCACTTCCTATGATGCTGGAAGAAGGAGCAACACCGTTTGACGAGAAGATAGGGTTCCAGCGTTCGGACAAGGCAAAGATAAAGAAGGACGGTTTAGGATGGTATCTAACAATACCTTTCAGACACGCCACACCTGGGGCAATAGCGGAATCCGGAATATTCAGTTCTGTTATGCCTAAAGATGTGTACGATATGGCACGCAATGCAGGGGGACAGCCTCTGAAATTCGTAGACTTGCCAGCAAACCAGCAGGTAAGGGGAAGCAGGAAGGAGATAAACATACCGGGATTGAACGTGCCGGAATACATGCACAAGTCTGTAAAATATGAAGGTCTTGTAAGGGTTGAAGCCCGAAGTTCGGACCAGGAGAAGAGAGGTCAATATATGACATTCAGAAGAGTTAGTGATAAGTCAGACCCTACAAGCTGGTTCAATGGAGGTATAACCGCCAAAAAGCTAATGGATAGGGCTTTGGAAGAGGCACAGATAGAATATGTTGCAGAAATGGCGATAGACGAGGCATTAAAACGAATTAAAGGCTTATGATTGAGATAGTAAAAGTAAAGCAGTTTATAGTTTCAATACTGAACTATATACCAGAAGATTACAGACTGCATAAGGGAGACGAACAGAATACTTTCTTATACAGACTTCTTAACGGGATGAAGGAAGGGAATTTTGATTTCTACGACCAGGCGAAAAAGCTGTTTTTGAGAGGAATGACAAACCCCCGTAATTTAAGGGTGTTGTTTGAATTCCCGAAAGACAATACGGGATTACCGGCCTATGTAATAAGGGAGCCGGGAGCAGACCCAGGAGCTGCAAATTCCATAGGGAAAATGAACGGACAGATATACGATGGTGGAGCATGGCAAATAAGAGATAGCCGTTTCCATAACTTTGAGATAATGTGTCTTTCGGACAACATGCTGGAAAGTATAATTATGTCGGAAGTTTTGTATGCACTTATAATGGGTTCCTATAATTGGCTTTCTACCCAATATGATTTGGTAGAGGTAAGGATAACAGAATTAATGACAAACCAGAACGTATTGCCTATTCCTATATTCATAAAGTCTGTAAGACTTGATTTGACTTTGGACCAGATTGTAGGAACACTGGTAAATGAAGAATTGCTGAACAAGATTGCATTTGAAGATGCAGGTATTGCGGCCGACAAGTGGGGTGCGGACAATTACGGACGTGATTATGAATTGCCCGGTGTGGAAGCTGATATAAACAAAGGACTGTAAACCTTTGCATTATATAGATAAAAACACTATCTTTATAGCGACTTATATGAATGTGTGATTTGATAGGGAAATTGCGCAGAATTCCGTAGACAAATAAAAAAGAAAAATAATATGGCATCAACGTTTATTTTCAACGGTCGGCAGATTTCATTGCCCGGTGTCTATTCCACTATTGTAAGTGGGGAAATGAACCCGGCAAGAAATCTTGACTATGGAAAGGTCCTTATTATTGATACAGGAAAGTATTCAGCCGGATTTGGCGGCGGTGCTGGTATCAATGGCGAGAACGCACAAGGACAGAACGCTATCTATACTTTCGACAATATTTCTGATTTCCGTGCATTTATGAAAGGTGGTCTTTGGTGGAGAGTTGCCGAGGCTTTGTTTGCCCCCGACCCCTCAAATGCGGATGCGGTAGGTGTTTCCGAACTTGAATTTGTACGCGCTGCAAAAACAACAGGCGCAACAATGACATTCGCAACTTCAGCAGGAGGCACATTTGCGGTAAAGACTTTGGACGAAGGTTTGGTAGCAAACGGTTCATTATTGAACGACAAGTTACTAACAAAGGGGTATGGCATGAACTTCATTGCAGGACGCGAAGACCCGACAAAACACATCTTGCAGTTCTGGAGAGGAACCTATACGGGAACCTATACGGACGGTCTGCCATACGGTGATATTACGCAGGAGAATTGCGACCCAGAGCTTGTTCTTGAATCACCGGAATTTGAGAACATGCAAGAACTTGTAGACTGGGCTACAAATGATTCTAACTTTGCACTGGCATTCGTGTTAACATCCGATACGGAAGTACAGGGAGATGGGACAATCGAAGAAAACGATATCACCACAGCCCTTAATGGTAAACCCTATATTCTGGCGGCAGGCGGTACGGAATCATTCGACGCGAACGATTTCAATGCTGTACTCGACCAGATTGTAGGTTTGGACTATAGTAATGTGATTTTGGACCAGGTAGGAGACAACGCCTATTCGGCCACGACAAAGGCATATCTTACACACATGAATGGTGCGGCCAAATTCCAGCATTTCCTCTATGTGGCAGGATATGACAAGGGAGCCGATTTCTCAAAGGAAATTGATTTGGCAAAGAAGTTCGACAGCTCATTTGTACAGCTTGTACACGGTGGTGCTGGTGTGGTATCTGCATTCGATGCGCAGAAAATCCGTTGGTGGGGTGTAATGTATAACTTGTGCGCGATTGTGGGTCGTATCAGTGGAAAACCGCCTTATGTACCGCCTACATTCAAGACAATCGGTGTTGACAGACTGCAACACGCATTGACTGATTCTGAAAAGAAGAAGGCATTGAAATACGGTATTCTGACAACCGTATTGAATGACTACACCGGAAAGTTCAACATCTTGCAGGGTGTGAATACATTGCAGGACAACGCTAACTTGTTCAACGCAAAAGGACAGTCCTATTCTATCCAGTTTATGCGTATTGTCGCACAAATCAATAAAGAATTGATTGTAAATGCAACATTGGACTTGCTGGGACAGGAAAACGGTGTTAACGCCAATACACTGACAGCAGGAGCGGTAAAGGATTGGACAGTGGCATATTTGCAGTCAAGAACCGCAACGGACGCACAGGACAATCTGATTCTGTCGTTCAAGGATGTAGTGACAACGAGAAAGGAAGACGCTTATTTTACAACCTATAAGATTGTGGTAAATAACGAAATCACCAAGTTGTTCTTTACAGGTTACTTAATTCGTGGATAAAACAAACCCTAAAAATTAGAAGATTATGGCAGTTTTTACAGCGCCTAAAGCGTATATTAAAATAGATAATCAAGTAGCCGGGTTTGTTCGTAATCTGCAATTTGCAGAGAACATTACCCGTGCAAACGTGCAGGGTCTCGGTTCACTCCTTAACCAGGAGGTGCCAGCCGTGCAATACCAGTGCACATGGACGGTAGACCAATTCTTTATTGACTTTAAACAGCCAGTAATGGAAGGTATGATGCACCGTTTGGGTTCCGTTAAGTCTATCGTGGACACCTTGATTTTGGGTGAGCTTGGTTTTGCCATTGCTATTTATAGCAAGACAATTCAGAGCCAGGATTCGACTACAAAGATGGTGACAGCAGTAGACCCTACTGGACAGACTATGTGTATGTTGAATCCGTGTTTTGTAAATAATCAAAATTTTTCATTGCAAGAAGCTGGCATTGCCGGGTATTCTATATCGGGAATCTATCTTTACCCCGTATCAACTTTGGAACTTTAATTTTGATTATAAACAATTGATAATTAGGGAGTTACAATTTAGTAACTCCCTTTTATTTTGGTTATAAATAATTACAAATTGGATTAATTATAGAATAATAAAATGTTATGTAATTTGTAAAATATTTTTATTATAGTGAATTATTGGTATTGTGAAATGATGTTAATAAATCCACAATTTAGACATAAGCACTTGCGTATGTCATAACATAATCTTATCTTTGCAATGTGATAAGGAAAGAAAGTCAAACAAATAAAAGATAAAAGATATGAAATCAAATGTAGAAAGAATGACGGAAGATTTGAAAAAGGTGTTGTTTTCAAATGTATATAGCTTTGAGATTGAAACGAAAGATATAGTTTTCGGATTTAGTAAGGTATTGAAGAAAAGAACTAAATCACTGGCAAAGGCTATGGATTTGGAACGTAAACTGAGAAATGATGTCGGACGTTATTTGTCCAGTACGGTAGTTGTTGCTTCTGTAAGAATGTACAAAAACGGAGAGTTAAGAGGTGAATTTAAGGCTAATAATTTTTGATTGTCAAACAAATAAAATTTAGAGTTATGAAATCTTTAAATTGTAGAATTAAGTATATAGTTCGTGAAGCGGCTGAATATGGTTGTAAAATTTATGAAGTGATAAATGTAATGACTGGTAATCGGGCAAACTATTTTCCCGATAAGAAATCGGCTATTGAGTTTGCGAATCGATGTAATTCATAGTAACGTGATACAGCAAAAAGATTGTGGGGAGAACAAGAGGCTTGAAACAGCCATTGAAAGGATTATAGAATATCTTTTCAATTATACCCCTAATTTTAAAAGAACCCGGTCAAAGATAGAACTCATGGAAAAGTTCTGGGAAAAGACCGGGATTTCCTCTAATAGGGCATTATGGGAATATATGGTGTTTCAAGGTTCTATGATAGAGAACAGCCGATACAAGGAAATAATATTCGACCCCTATAATTTGATAGGCCCGAAGGCAATAGAGAAGTGGAACAAGAGAGGAAGATATCAAGTATTCAGAGCTAACAAGTATCAGCGAGAAAGAGGATGGATAAGCCCGTTTAAGGAGAAGGAAGAGGGTTTATCTGAAAGATACAGGGAGATGTTGAGGAAAAAGTATTGGAACAAGGAGAAGGGGTTTATACTTTGCAGCCAGTACGGAGGATGGTTATTCGACAAAAATAGATGTAAGGATTGTATATTTTATAAGGTTTGTGAAAAATGACATAATAAAAGTTTATGTTATCAGATAATATTATTATATTTGCATCATGAAAAAGACAGTGAAGGAAGAAGTCAGACCGTGTGTTTCTTGCAAGG